ACCTAATCATAAATTCGCTGCAAATATTTTTACAACAAACTTACGACTGGTTAAAGTTAGTTCTAAAGTGTGGCTTAAATTCTTCGAAATTAAGACATACTTCGAGCTTACTATCTGGGCGTGCGGTGCTGATGTGAAAAGAGAGTCGTTCGACTTGTTACTCAAAAGGGTTAAAACCCTTTATAATAAAATGGGCCCAAAAGGCTTATTCTATTATTTAAAAGAGGCACTTCGTCAAACGATTTGTTTTCTCGCTGATCAACCGGTGACTGTGGGGGTACATACTCCCTACGTTAGACGAGACAGCCATGGTCTTCCTACTATTATACCATGGTTATTGCGGAAAGAAATTCTGTCATTTAAGGCAGGATCCCTTCGTGGTAACAAAGGTATAGTGGTTTGTATCCTTACAGTTCTGTCGATCTTTAGGGTCTTCGCGAACAAAGTTCGTCCGAATTTGGCTTCTATCTTAGAACCATTTAACGGAACGGTTAGAACTTTTGATTCTATCCTGTTAAAACGAGCTCTTAAATCGCTGGCCCTCGGACCGATTCTGATCCGACCTCCAAAACTACTACTCATAGAGAAAGCGTCACCGAATAGCTCTAAAGCTACTTGGGCGTCTTCTGTTGAGGCAGTTGCTTTCCTTTTCTATCCACGAGTGCTGATATCGTATATTTTATACGCTATTAGCGTTCCTCGAGGATGGTTATGGCTAGCATGGATGTCTGGTATCATGTTCGTGTCTATCCCCATCGTACTTATATTAAGTCTGATAGGGGGACCCGTGCGATTGTGTATAGCAAAGCTGTCTGTGGTCTATGACCAAGCAGGGAAAGCTCGAATAGTTGGAATCACCAATTGGTGGATCCAAATAATCTTGCAACCCCTGCATACAGCCATACTCTCACAATTACGAAAGATTCCAATGGATGGAACCTTCGATCAGATCTCGCCTGTTAAACGTTTAGTTGACAGTGTGCCTTCCGGTCAAAGATTTTATTCCTTTGATCTTAGCGCTGCGACGGATAGATTACCTATAGAAATCCAACGTGATATATTAAATATCCTTATCCCAGGATTGGGAACGAAATGGGCCAATTTACTTGGCTCGTTATCGTGGCAGTGGACTTCTCTAAACAAGAAATCTCCTGTCCGAGAATATAAATATTCAGTTGGGCAACCAATGGGTGCCTATTCTAGCTGGGCTATGTTAGCCTTAAGCCACCATATCATAGTGCAAGTTGCTTCCTTGAATTGTGGTAAATCTCATTTCAAAGCCTACGCAGTCCTCGGTGATGACATTGTTATCGCCGACGATGATGTAGCTTCTGAATATCTGAAGTTAATGAAGATGCTAGGCCTGGAGATCAATCTTAGCAAGTCACTGATATCGAAAGATTTCTGTGAATTTGCAAAAAGATGGATTGGTCCTTCTGGGTTGGATCTAAGTCC